AGAATCGAGTTGTTCTACGACTTCTTTAGCGAGGACAACATAGCAAATACAGCAGAAACTAGACAGCTTGGCCCATTTATAGTGGGTGGTCAAGGAAGCGCAGAAGTAGATGCGGGAGTCCCGAGCATTTCGGGTGTGTTGAGTGGGGCAGGTCGTATAACAACGACCAACGAGGATAATCACACAACCCTAGTAGGCACTAACATCGCTTTTGATGTTGGGTTGATGGGCCCGTTGGTAGCAGAAGCACGGGTTCAGCTAGACAACTTGGACACCAAGGAAGTCTTCTTTGGCTTTACTGACATCGATCCCAATACTCTCAGTATTGAGACAGATGTTATGACGGGAGGCACCGCAACCCTGACCCTGACAGCCTCAGATATATGTGGGTTCTTTCTGTCAGCCGAACTCACCGATGATGAGGACTGGCACATGGTTTACAACGGCGGCACTACGACGGGAGAGACTACCTCAACCAGCGTAGATGCAGATGATGATGCTGTTGCCGGTGAGTGGCAGGTTCTTAGGCTAGAGATTGATACGAATGGCACAGCCCGGTGGTATAAAGACGGTGTTCTCAAGCAGACTAAGACTGGGGCTGCGTCAACCTCAGTTAATATGGCACTGATCTTGGGCGTAGAGGCCAAGGGTGCGGCTATAGAGAATTTGGACGTAGACTACCTGCTAGTGCAGGCCAACCGAGACTGGACTGTATAGTCCACACTAAGATAAGGAGATAAGACCTTGGCTACTGGAAATACAACTACTGGTTCCTTGTCAGATAGCATTGATGTTATTCAGGCTTCTGCTAGGTCACGTAGACAATATGACGGAGTAATGCCCCAGTTGGTTGACCGGGTAGAGTTGGATGCCAACACGGGCACGACATGGAGGGAAATCCTCCTGGCTAACCTCTCGGCACAGGCGGTGACGGAGAATACCGTGCTGGATAACCCCCAGCAGTATGACGACTCTGCCATCACCATAACGCCCGAGATGATCCAGATTCAGACGTTTATCTCTGACAAGAGTAAGCGCAACATCAACAACAAGGTGCTGGCCCAGATGGGGAAGATGCCTGGTGAGGCAATGATGAGGAAGAAGGACGAGGACGGCCTTACCGCGGCTGACGCTTCCACCCAGATGGGTGCTGCGGGTACTCCTGTACAGACAGGTGACGTAGCAGCGGCACGGTACATTATCACGTCCAATGCTACAGAGCCAGGTCCGCTCCCTATAGCGGGGGTGTTCCACGGGTTCTGCATCAAGGACTTCTACGATGAACTCGTATCTGGTGTGGGGACGTACCCCGTACCTGAAGGGTCAACGGCGACTGTATTCCAGTCTGCCTTCACCCTGCCAATCGCCAATGTATCCATACATGAAGATGGCAACATATCCATTGACAGCAATTCTGATGCCAAGAACTTCGTGTTCTCCAAGTCGGCGTGGATACTGGTAGAGGGCATGACGATAAGGACTGAGTCCGAGCGCAAGCCCAACATCGCTGGTGGAGGCGACAGCCTGTTTATGACAGATGAGTTCGCCTATGGGCTGCGACTTGCCAACTGGACTCGTGAGATAATAGGTGACGCTACAGCACCGGCATAAGGATATATGGTTAGCGTAGCAGAAAGACCTGGGGCAGAGGTCGTCCACTTTAGGATGGCCTCTGCTCTGGACACAGTAACGAGGGTGGTAGTAGCTGATGAGCCTTGCTATGTGCTGGCTGAGTTGAACCTACCCTCACGGAGCGGTAGAACCAAGAGCCGCTTTCAGATACTAAGAGTCGTGCGAGATGACCGGTTGGTCACAGCGTATGTGTACATGGGGCCAGCAGGTCAATTCAAGGCAGACCAGCTTCTTATTCCCGGGGGGCAGGTCGAGCACGGTAAAGGGATAGCCTGGCACACTGTGGCCGAGCTACAGGAGATAGCCGATGAACTGCGGGCACAGCCCCTGCACAGGGAGACTGAGCCCTCTGATATGCAGGCGGCGTTCCAGAACATGGTAGAGGAAAAGAAGCGTAGGCGCAGTAAGCAGTCCAGCTTTGGCCCTGTGGGCCAGCTTGTAAGGAGTTAGAGATATGACAACCCCAGAGACAGTAGCAACAGCAGAAGCAGAAGAGGCATGGCGTGAGGCAATAGCAGAGGAGCCCGCAACTGCTGTAGAGCTCCCCGATGGTTTTCTGAAGGTGGGGGAGATCATCAGCACTCCTTCCGAGTCGTCTCCTGCTGCGTCCCGCGTGACATCCCTTAGATACAAGGGGTATCTGCCGTACTGGGATACCAAGACGGGGGGCTATAACGAGTGCCCTCACTGGTTCCGGTGGCAGGTGGCCCAGATGACGCATGAAGACGGCACCAAGATGTATACCTTTACTAACCCTCAGATTGCGCCCGATTATGGTCAAGACCTGTGTTGCCCACTGAACCCTGCCTCTCCAGATTACCATCGCATTGATGGATTGGGGTTCAAGCTATGCAAGAGGGTGCACATCCCTCACCAGGACGCCTTAGAGGCCCATTTGCAGAAGTCTCACAAGAGGGCTGCTGCGGCACTGAGGAGAGACCGGGAGGAGCGTATCAGGGATGAAGACAGGGAACTGCAAAGAGAGACCCTGAGAAGCAACCAGGAGTTGCTGAAGGCTATGCTTGGTGGGTCTACTCCTGCTGTGGCAATAGCGCCCAATCCGACTGATTTGATTGATACCCCCCAACATGCCCATCGGTATGGCAAGAGTTTGGGGTCAGAGTGCAAAACAGCGGGGTGTACGTCAGTACGCACCGTTGCATATAAAAAGATGAAGCGAAAGAAGTAGAAGGAGGACGAACCAATGGCAGGAAGAAACCCCTCTCCCACCCATGTCGTGAAGCCCAGTGCTACGTCTGCGGACACAAGAAGCCGTAGTATAGGACGTAGCGTAACGCAGGTCTCTGTTTTGCCAGTGACTACTAATGCGAATGATTTTATCACGCTTCCCTCTTTGGTGAGCGTTCCTGAAGGTCACAGAATTACCATTTTGTGCAACGCAGGGGGAAACTTTGAGTTGCGTACCCCTGCGGGAAGCGGAGAAGAGATCAACAGTGAGGACTGTGACGGGACCAAGGAATATCTCTGCACTGATACGGAGGTATTGCATGTCACAAAAATCAGCAACACCATCGGGTGGGAGGCTAATGCTTATACCGCCATTGGTGCTGTGGCAACTGCTGTAGTCCCTGACTAAATACTTAAAATAAATAAATCCTTCTCCCATACAAGAGGTCTGGAAGGGCTGGATAGACCAAGGAGGTAATAATGCCAACAGAAATCTTAGGCGCTAATCTGGGCCACCAGAGGAGTGCGGGTGCGGCAAGCGGTGTATCCATGACAACATCGTCGGCGTTCACACCGTTTCACCGGGGCACAGAACATATAGACCTTATACCAAGGAACTTTTCAGGTGCGGCTGTGGCAAGGTATGCCCTTTGCCCGTACCTGGTTATCCTCAAGGCTGACTCCTCTACCGATCTGGCTGGTAGCATTGCAGACTACTCCACTATTGCACAGGACGGGTCTACAGCTACCAGCGTTGAACTGAGTAGTCTTGCCGCAGGCCGTAATGTTTATGTGGGGTCGGCAATACCCTTCAGGGGAGTCCATATAGATGTGGACACCACAAACTCCACGGGGTCTACGGTGATTACGGTATCATATTGGAATGGTTCAGAGTGGGTAGATACATCTGATACCGATGGTACGATCTCAGGAGGCATATCACTCGCGCAAGACGGAGCGATTACATGGACAGTTCCATCTGCATGGGTGTCCTCGTCTCTTGTTAAAATAGATAGTTCGGTGAACAGTTCTCTTCATTGGAGAGATGTTTCCATGTACTGGACGAAGTGGACGTGGAATCAAGCAATGGATTCCACGGTAACACTAGACCACATGCTTGGCATCAACGAGAGCACAGCTTACGCAGAAGTACCCGCCTCTCTTGGAACGGGAATGCGAATCCATCATGGCTTTGGCAGTAACGGGATTGCAGGTATAGAGACGCTGACTAATGCAGGGACTGGCAACATGCTTGTTACCTGCTCGGCTCTCAACGGATACTTCTCTACCGGTAAACTGACTACCGTATAAGGAGAAACATGTCCAATAGATATACAATACCTGTAACAATAGGGAACATTCACGGGGACCTTATACCTAGTGGGGACGATACCTATGATATAGGGTCAGCAACCGCCGCGTGGCAAGACCTCTTCCTTGAGGGGGATATTGCCCTATCAGACGCAACAACAATTGCTGTAACGGCCTCTGCTCATGATACAGCAGGGTATACTTTAGCTATCTCGGCAGGTGATACCACCGCAGGAACCACAAACAATATAGCCGGTGGTGCTTTAACCATACAGGGTGGACAGGGTAAGGGCAGTGGTGCAGGGGGAGATATTATCTTCCAGACTGCAAATGCTGCTGGTTCTGGTAGTTCTCTAAACGCTCTAGCAACGGCTCTAACAATTAGCGATGATTTGTCCTCTACGTTTGCTGGGGCTATCGTAGGCTCTGGAACCATAGATGCAACTACGGACTTCACCATAGGAGACACAGTAATCACTGATGGAGTCATCACCGACTCTAGTGGTCTAGCCCTAGCGGCAAACGTCACGGTCACAGGCAACGTCCTGCCTAATGCAGACGATACTTACGATTTAGGTAGTGCATCAGCAGCATGGCAGGATTTGTTTCTTGAGGGCGACATAACCCTGACGGATGCAGGGTCTATTGCAACCAGTGCGGGTGCTTTGACTATTGCTCCTACCACCGATACGCTTTTCTCTGATGGTACAGGAGTGGTAATAGGCCACACCGCACAAGTCGTAACGTCAAACTTCCTTCAGAACGTCGCCTCTGGAGTCACCGCAGAGCTACAAGTTCTGGGAGGTGGCGTACATGATATGGCTATGGTTATAGGGGCTTTCAATACGAATGATGATTACCCTCCTACCCTAACCTTTTTGAAGTCTGGCAATGGTACAGTAGGCAGCAATACCATAGTTGCTGACGATGAGATTCTGGGTTCTATTGCATTTACTGCTGCGGATGGCAATGATTTCCGCAGCATGGCTGCTGCTATATCGGTTCAAATAGATGGAACACCTGGTCAGGACGATGTGCCAGGACGCATGATGTTTTGGACAACGGCTGATGGTGCGTCGGCTCCCACGAAACGATGGAGCATTTTAGCGACAGGGGAACTACAAGGCAACGGAGCGAAGACCATCAGCACCTCTTCTGGTGCACTAACCATTGACCCTGCGGCAGAGCTAAATCTAACACTTGCGGCTAATACGAATGGCGCGTTCATAGTAAGTGATGGCACAACAACCCTTCAAAAACTAGACACTAGGAACACAACACCAGCCCTCAGTACACACGTTTTCGATTCTCCGAATCAGACTCTGGATAATGCCTCAGCCGCTAATACAGTCCATCAACTTGTAGAGTTCGCAGCATACGACATTACATTGTCAGGGCAAACTCAGGTTACCACTTCCCAGAGGACAGTGAATATTGAGTCAACACAGCTTAGAGAGTCGGGTGGGGCAGTTACTGTAGACCAAGCATCAACCTTTAGAATTGCTGGTGCGCCGTACCCGTTTTCTGACGTAACTATAACCGAAGCATTAGCCCTCCATGTGGATTCTGGTACATCTAGGTTTGACGGGGCTATCTCGCTAGGCACTGACCACGGCGATGACGGACAACAGCTAACGTCTGGTGGCGATGACGCAGCCTGTGACTGGACTGCTGCCAGTTCCCTGCGAGAGCATAAGGATATTGGCAGCGAGGCTGATTCAGGCGAAGCGTTACAGGCAATGCTGGATAGCAAGGCATATCACTTCCGTTACAAGACAAAGAAGGGTACGGGAGACTCCAAGACAGAGTACGTTGGTTTAATGGCTGATGATGCACCGTGGGCAATGCACTACAAGGGAACGATTGTCAATCCAGTGAATACCTTGGGTTACACTGTGTTAGCTGTACAGGCATTGAATGAGAAAATCGAAAGGTTAGAAGCGTTACTGGAAGAACGGAGATAGAACGATGGCAATAGAAAAATCAGATGCACAGGTGCAGTCCCTATTCGTGACGGCTGATGGGAGTGTGACCGCCAAGGTCAACTACCTGTTGGCAGATGGCAGCACAGAGATTACGAGAGCGGTTGTAGAGGTAGCTGTATCTAACGCGACCAGCGCAGAGCTTACAGCGGCAGCCTCGTTGAAATCAAAAGCGGCAGCCCTGGCGGTAGCATAAGGAGGGATGATGTCTGATGTAGATACAATGCCGATGCCTGAAAGGGCAAAAGAGTCATTGCGTATTATGATTGCCCAAAGGCAACAGATAGAGCAACAGATACAGTTATACATAAAAGGCATCTATGATAGCTTGGGCTTAGATGGTGATGACTGGAACGTAGAGATGCCCGCTATGGATTTTGTAAGGAAGGCACAATCGCCTACGCAATCTCCTAATGGCTATGTGGATCAGGAAGCCGAAGAATACGTAGCGACTGTGTAGTAGATAACAGAGGAACAATAGATAATGGCTACAACCCGGCAGAACCTTCGGCGTAACCTAAGCTATCTCATGGGGGACTTCATATTAGACCCCGATGGTAGTATACCAACCTGTAGCGCACAGGGTGGGGCGTCAGGTGCTACGGCGATAGACGCCCTGTTGTCTTACTATGATGATGACTATTTCAACGAATGGTTTTTCCTGTTACCGGAAGGTCCTTCGTCGGGCAGCACTGCGTATGGGGTTACAAGAGTAACTGACTTTACCAGCAGCACAGGCACTATGGAATTGGAGCCCAACGCTGCCGCACAGATAGATAGCGGAAGGACATTTGAACTGCACCGGTATTCCCCAGCGTGGAAGCACCTGGCCTTAAACGCGGCACGGCTACAGGCGGTCGATGCTCTGGCACTGTCTGAAGTAGATGAAACCTTGGTGGTAGATAATCTTCTCTCTAACTTTAGTTTTGAAACCAATACGACTGGGCCAGTGGCCTTCACTGATTGGTCTAGTGTTGGAACACCGACCTTGGCTGTGGATGCAGCCACACGGGTGCATGGAACGCAGTCGGCTCGCATAGACGCTACAGGGGCCACAGAGGGTCTTTCTCAGAACATTGTGTTGACAGTAGATATAGCAGACGCTGCTGGGAAGACGCTATCCATCAGAGGGTGGCTATTTGCGCTCACCGCAGACATTGCCAGGATGAGAGTGACCTTCGATAACGGTAGCACCTACACCAATGGCCCTTACCATCAGGGGGGTGGAGACTGGGAGGGGCCAAGCATACAAAGAATAGATGTGACAATACCAGAATCTACAACCACTTCTCAGACAATGATCGTATCAATTGAGGTGGCAGACTCAGGGACATCCTTCGTGAAGGTTGACGCCATGACGGCATGGGTAGATAACGTGAACCGCTATACCCTTCCTACCAACTTCTACCGTGGGCCTACTCAGGTATCGCAGCAGGTCTCTGTTTTGGAGGGAGGCTATGCCCCACTCACAAGGAATAACCTACCGCAATCGGGGAGGATACTCCGTATCAAGGGGAAGCGGCTCTTATCCGAGGTCACAGCCGAAACGGGGTCTATGGAGATATCAGAACCCGAGGATCAGCTTCTCTATGCCCATGCCCTAGAGTGGCTTGCAGACAGCAACATGGGGCTGGCAAGTGGGGCGGTGAGAGATGACCTTGAGGCAGATAAGCAGAGGTGGCGTGTGAAGGCTGCGGAGCTCCGTATGCGTTCCAGCGTCAAGCCCCCCTACCAGCCTATATATGCAGAGCAGAACGGGGTATGGGAGATTCAGTGGGAAGGTGAGACCGGTATACTGCTTCTGAAGAACCGGGGGTGATATGCCGACTAGTCCTTTTGACATCCGTATCAAGACCATTGGCGGCACAGATATTGGCTACATGCTATGGAAGGACCGTAGTGGGCGCCGTACCTATGCTGTTCACGATGCCACGACCATAAGCCCTCGGTTTCTTACTGATGAACAGATCACCCAGGCCCAGCTTCCCGCGGACATAGCCCTTACTTTTCCCCAGACCAACTGGCGTAGGGGAATAGGGGGCATACGCTTTGATGCCAAAGACCCTGATGTCCTCGCTGACGGTACGCAGGTGGATGTTACCGAGCAGGGGGTTCTCAAGCTATCCAGGGAGACTACGGCCAGTACAGTGGACTCTACTCCTAACGAGTATGTGCCTAGTGGGTTCGCCGTCTCGGGTACGCAGCTTTGGGCCTTCATTGGACGGGACGCCTATTCCTGGGACTTCACGAATAAGAACTGGGATATCCAGACTGAACCTGTTGCTGCCGCGAGGATATACCGCAACGGGGTCAACTTCAACGGGAACATCTATGTCCCTGCGTGGGCTGATGATGTAGGCTCCAGTGGTTCCTATGTGGCCGCTGACGAGCCTGTGAGTTATCTCTATAAGACTCCTACAGCGGCACAGTGGTCGGTGATTACTACGGCGGCGCAGACACTGGGCGGCTGCAAGTACATGGCAATAGCTGGGCAGAGCCTTTGGGGCGGCTACTGGGTGGATGTTTCGGACTCAGGAGTGAACTCTCCCACAGTGGATGATTCACAGACAGTTATCGCTGTGGGTTCAACCGGCGCCTTTGCAGTCGGTGATGTAATTCGCATCGACACCGAACTGTTACTTGTCACAGCATATAGCAACCCTAATATGACTACGATACGAGGTTATCGTGGCTCTGTGGCAGCAAGCCATAGTTCGGGCGCAGATATTTATGACTTAGCCGAGAACGCCCACCATGTGCGCTCCACTGCTGACGGGACAAGCATGGCAAACTGGTCCACTGAAACGTCTGTCGGGGACTCTGGGTCACCGATAACGGGTCTTGTGGGCGTGGGCGATGACCTGATTGTTATCAAGACAGACGGCATCTACCGCTTGGAAGCGGACGGGACGGTAACGAACCTTCGCCCTGAGCTAACCGCCTTCGGCCACAATGACTTCGGGAAGGGTGCATGGGCATGGAACGACCTGATGTTCATACCACTACATGGTGGGGGTCTGTGGGAGTTGGATACCACCAACTGGGCCATCCGAGACATATCCTTCTCGATAACCATGCCTGATCAGACCCAGTACCACGGGCGTGTAGTGGCGGGCCACGGGGAGCCGAACAGGTTGTATGTAATGGTGCTGGACCCAACGGTGGGCGTAACAAAGTACCATATCCTGATGACTGAGAACCCCACAACGGTCGGCATCAATGACTACAACTGGACAATGGTGGGGAGCATCAGTTATACCACGGCAACTGATGCAGACCATTCTGCGTTGCTCCTAGAGGCCATCACTAACGGTACAGACGAGCATCACAGGCTCTGGGCAGGGGTGGAGAGTACGGGCAGTAACCTTTACCCCTACTTCATCACGCACGATACACACGACGATGACGATGGGTTTTCCTCAACGGACGGTGAGGCGTATACAGTAGCCTTCGACGCAGGGTTCCCCAATGTTCTTAAGAGGGCACAGGATATAGTGTGCAACACGCTGAACCTGACCGCAGACACGGACACGGCAGTTGATACCGATGAGGCACTTGATACAGAGGAGGAGGAGATTGACGTAGATGTTAACCCGTCGGGTAAGATCGGGGTGGGAGACATCGTAACCATCGATAGCGAGGACATGTTGGTAGCCTCTATCGCTTCAGATGCTATTACGGTCACCCGGGGGTATGCGGGCACGACCCGGGCAACACATAGTACCAATGCGGATATATCCAGCAACCACTACATAGAGGTACGCTACCGCGCTGACGGTGGCTCCTGGACATACGTGACAGGTTCCCAGTCAACGAGCACTATTACCAGTGCCAACCAGACCATAGCCTTCAGTGCAGGGATCACGTTCTACAAGATAGAGTTGCGATTTACCTTCAACCGAAGGACAGTAGAGCCTACGATCCCGACCTCTCCCGAACTCCACGACTTTGCCTTGACCTGCCAGCTTAGGCCGGTGGCGGTGAAACTACTGCCCCTCAGCTTTTACTTGGCAAACGGGCTTGCTCTCAACAACGGCATGGTGGAGAACCAGGCCAAGACCAAACGGAACCAACTCCGCACTTGGGATACTCAGGGTGCCGAGGTTGTGGTCACTGACACTGAGGGCGGGACTCGTAACTGCGTCATGTTGCCCGGGCAGATGAAGGAGAGTGAGGTTAGGAACGGGTATCACATGTTCCCAGAGTACAAATGTGACGTTGTGCTTGCAGAGGTGGGATAGTGCCTGCCACGCTGGAAGAGCGGGTTGCCACCTTGGAGCGCATTCTGCATTCCTCTCACCGGCGTCTGCCTGTGTTCGTGAGTTCGTCTGTACTCTCGGGCAGGTTACAGGCGCACAAGGGCGCCGATGTTGCATCTGCGGACGAGATCACTCTCGGCACGGACGGCAACTACTTTGACATCACGGGGACGACCACCATCAACCACATCAACAACTCGGGGTGGCAGAATGGCTCGGTTGTGGTACTACAGTTCGATGCGAGTGTGACGGTGACCCATAATTCTGGAAGTCCTACAGGGAGTGAGGCATCAATGCTATTGTCAGGAGCGGGCAACTTCTCGGCAACTGCAAATGATACGCTCATGTTGGTGTATGATGGAACCACATTTCGTGAAGTCGCTAGAACGGCTATATAGGAGGAATGATGCCAAGACATGGACCGCCAGGGAATCCCCATAATCTACCGCGCCGTCGAGTGGTGCGGGCTCCCGTGCCTGCAAGGAGACGGGTCGTGGCAGCACCTGCAAGGCGCAGAAGAGTTATAAGGTAGCCTATGCCGGCTAAAAGTAAGGCACAACAGAGGATGATGGGTGCGGACTTAGCCAGGGCTAGGGCGGGTAAGAAGACACGTACTGGCATGAGCAAGGCCAAGCTTTCTGAGTACGCCTCAACGAAGCGTAAGGGTCTGCCTGCGAGGACAAAGCACTAATGGAGAGCCATGATTGGCCCTGGGACGCATCTTATGGTGGATGGCCTCACCATGATGACTTTCACCGCGAGTTATTTAGAGCAGTTCTTGCGGGACGCGGTGAACGTGGTGGGGATGGAGGTCATTATGGGGCCAGTAGTGCTGGGGACGGGGAATATGTGGGACGGGTGGGTGGTACTGGCAGAGAGTCACGCTGCCGTCCATATACACAAGCAGCAGTGCCACATAGACTTGTTTTCATGTCAGCGGTTCGATGTCGAGGCACCGCTAGTGTTTATACGGCAGAGGCTGAAGCTATCGCAGATGAAGATTGAAGTGCTTGAGCGGCTTATGCCAGACCCGATAGGAGGAAGTGATGATTGACTTGCTGATGAGATTCCTACCAGCGGATAAGCGGGCTATGATACAACTGGCCTTGAGGATGGTGAGCAATTTGGATACAGCCGCGGAGAGGAAGGCAGTTGCGGAGTATGGCGTAGCTGCGTTCCAGGATGGGTTTATCTCGATTACGGAATGGAGCACTCTGGGCGGTAAGCTAGGTATCCTGACTGGTCCTAGTAGAAAGAATGGCAATGGTAGGCAAACTTAGACCCCAAATCTTCCTCGCCAT